CCTGAACAGTTTAAATCCATATTTCCTCTGGCACCAACATACACATCTTCTGCACCCATCTTTAAATTACCATGTGCATGTACGATAGCATCACCACCAATAGCTATTGCAGCATCACCACCAACTTCTATGTGTGCTCCATCACCTATAGATAATCTTGCACTTCCACCAATTTTTATATCACCGTTTTCTTGAATTGACAGAGTTAATCCACCCTTATCATATACATGTCTATTAGCTACATTAACTTGTACTACTTTTCCATCTTCTGATATTTCTGTGTAAGTACCAGATGGATGCTCTAAACGATATCTTCTGGAACCAGGAGTATCATCATAAGTTACTTTATGACCACCCGGTGTTTCTTCTACTCTAACTTTAGAATACTGAGCATTAAATGTAGTATTTGGTAATCTCTCTTCATCTCTTTTTATTGCCATTTTTTATCTCTTCAAACTTTGAATCTGTTGATTAATACTATTATTTAATCTTTGACACTCTGTTATTATTATAGAAATAAGCTGTAATAACTTATCGTTCGGTGTTTCTTCTAAAGAATTACCTAAATTTACTATAATATTACACTGGTCTTGATAGAATGCAGAGTTAGATAGATTATCAGTAGCTCTTTTTATAACAGCAGTATTACTTCTAAAAGTTGGTGCGTCTATTGGTTTTACTTGCCCAATAACAATTAATATGTTATTAACCAAATCAAGTAAAGCTAATAACTGGTCTATTAAATTATTATTATTACTTTCTTTTTTATTCTGACTTATTTGAATTGCAACTGCAGCAAAGTTTGCTGCTCCAACCATACTGAGTAATTTTGATGCAGGAGAATTTTGAAAAGTTTTTAACATACTTAAAACATTTTGACCTAAAACACCGGCGGCATTTTTAGGATCTATTTTTTTAATAAGATCAGTAGCATTTTTACCAAATGGTATTTGTGTTCCTATAGTTTTAACATCAGCAAACTTAGAAGGCCCGTTTGCTTCGACTTTCGCATATTGTGTTATGCTTTTAGTGTCTAATTTTCTATCTTCTAAAGAACCAGATGTAATATATCTTATATCTTCAGTCTTAATAGCAAAATTGCCAGGATCTTTTGCTATGCCAAGAGGTATATCTCTACCTTCTTGACTTAAACTTCCATGTTTACCAGCGCTTGGAACAGTACCAAGAATGTATGGTATTTGATTATCGTTATCGATAAAAAAACCTAATACTCTTGAACCTTTTTGATAACCAGGAGTAGCACCAGCACCTTTTACTGAAGTAGCTGTTACTGGAAATACAGGTCTAGCATATCTTAGTTCGCTATCTTTAAGACGACTTTGATCTTCAAAGATTCTTATCTTAGCTCTTCCGGATTTTTCATCGTCTTTTTCTACATCAACTATTTCTGCCCAGAAAAAATTCATTAACCGGTTCCTTTATTATATCCACCCTTAGCTAATTCCATGATAGTAGTAGCTTTCGGTTTATCTTCAGTAAATTTTATATTATGTTTTAAATTTACTACTAACATATCTCCGCCAAGTTGGTTGCCAGAACTAAAAGCCGTCATGTCACCTACTGGTTGTGTTAGTTGAGCATTAACACCTTTACCTACTGTACAATTTATTCCGGATTCTAACATCACCTGTATAGTACATGAAGGGCCATTCTTAACTTCTTGTATGAATCTCTGTTCTTTATCACTCTTCTCAGCTTGTACAGAATTTTTTTCTAGTCTTTTATCGTGAGGTATCAGTGTAGTTGATCTTGGATTAGGACTATCGTATGTATCTCTAACATAGTAATTACCGGCTTTTTTGGCTTCTTCTGGATCTTTCGTCTTACCTTCTTGATACTTAGCTTCTAATGTATTGAATGTACTTACTTTAGCAGATTTTCTAGCATTTAACACATCAGTTATATCAAATCTACCACCAGAATTGAATGAAGCTCCTTCTTGAAAACCAATTATATTGTAGCCTTGACTATGCATGTCATTGAAACTTTCACCCATGGTTGGTTTATGTGTTAATCTAGCCTGTGGTTGAAGAGTATCGAATAATTCTTCTAATGGTTTTAATATAAAGTTGCCATCACCATCTTCGAAATAAGTATAAGCTCCAGTTTTATATTTGTCTGAAGTTATTCTAGTTCTTATACCATGAATTGCGTCAAAAGGATTTAAGTTAGATACGATATAAGGCTCATTTTCTCCTATATAACCTTTACTGGCTGACATGTTGAGAGAACCACCTAGTTTTAATTCATCATGAATTTTTTTAATAGCGTCTGTACCAGTTATATTCTTAAAAGATTTTTGTACAGTATTAGTTTTATTTTTAAAAAAGCTTTCACTTACAGCATTTAATTTAAAAGCTTGATATCTCATGTTTTGAGAATAGTTTGCATTCTCTGGAGATACTACTCTCATCTTTGTTTCATATACTTTTCCGAAACCAGCATCAAACACAATTCTAATTTCTTCATTGCCCTGAAGTTTAAGTTGCTTTGCAATATTATTGTTATCAATGATAAGAATTTCAGCAGATCTAAATGGTTTGAATATGCTTTCACTTATAGACAATTCTCTAATATATGGTGTTAAATCACTACCATGTATAGTAATTTGTCTAAGTCTTGCTTCTCCTGGATTTGGTAACATATTATTACTCTAACAACTTAACTCTTAGATCTTCAGCCAACTGAAGAGAATAGTTAGCATCTATTAATCTAATAGATTTATTTCTTTCATTCTTTTGCTTTTCATATTCAAAACATGTTATAGATGTCCAGAATATAAATTCTGAATTAGATATGTTTTCAATCATAGTATTTGCAGATGAAAATATAGCAGAAGTATTAGATGTTTCTCCAACAACATAATAATTATTAGTTGTATATCCATTAATATTTTTTATAATCACAGCGCTACTATTAGAAGCTAAAACTTCTCCAGTACCATTTGCTGTTTGATTATTTAAGTTGCTCTTGATATCTACTAATTCACCTACAGTAAAACTATTTCCATTGGTATAATTATTTACATTAAGCTTTATAATTTTATTAGTATTAATAATCCAGTCTTCTTTTCTTCTTTCATATGAAGTAATTTTTGTATTTACTCCATATACCGGAACATAATATTTTCTGTGTTCATACGGTAAATTATTTTCATAGAAACTAGTAGTGATTTCTTCATCACCATCTACCCAATTTAGTTGATAGTACTTAATCTTTTTAATACTTGTTTCGTAGCTACCATATTTTTCTATGATAAATGAATCAAAATCTTGTTCTGATAGATGCCAGCCATAATACGGATCAATTATGCCGTTTTGCAACATAATAAGCCAATCATACGCAGGATCTCTATAGTAGTATTCTGCTACTTGATCTGCTCTAAAATTATTTTGTATATCATATGTGTAAAACATATTTGTTTTTCTAAATTGGTTTTTACCAAAAGAAACTCTTTTAGTTATGTCTACACATTCTTTATCATTGTAGATCATACTTGGAAACTTGTTGAAATAATTTTCCATTAAAATTCTCTCTATGTACCTGTGAATTTACCACGAGGAATAAATCTTGGATCTTTACCCGGAAGTTTTCCATATAAATTACTACTACCATCACCAGGATCTTGATATTTAAATGAACCGTCATTGCCAATAGTTCCAGTACTATTGCCTCTAATACCATAATCAAGACCATCAAAACCAGTTTCACGATTTATATATTGCTCTTGTGTTGGTAATGTTAGTGTGTCATATAGACCACTGGCAAGCCACTGGAATTCATCATACATCGTATAAAATGTAAAAGTCACAGGTATTTTTAATAAGTTATTAGTATCACCCCAGTTAACAGGCATATCACCTATCGCAATAGGATAAGCTTCTGTCATTACATATTTTCCGATTAAAACGCCACCATCATTATAAACATATAGTTCAATAGTTGATGCATAGTTTTCTTTATAATCTACTATGAATAAATCATCTATAGTATTTCTAGCATCGTGTGTGAAGATAGTTTCCATCCACAACTTGAAGAAATCATAGTTTCTTCTTTGATTGTCGAAATATAAGCTTAGCGTTATGTCTCTAAACATAACGTTTACGGGTCGCTTTTCTGCTGGTCCATAAGTGTATCTTTGATACTGGTGTGTTTGTAGAGCTAAACCAGGAATACTAGTAGAATAACAAAAAAATTCTAAATATTTAGAATGAGATATCATCTGTTGCACAGCAGCAGATCTATTACTTGGTGCTATTCCGGTGATAATCTGTGGCGGGTATACAACAAGTCTAAACTTATTATTTCTGGTTAAACCACCAGCATCAGATACTCTAGCGTTGAATTCGTCTATATTAAAACCCGGCATTATAGTTTACTCATTGAATCTGACCATGCTCTTTCTTTAGTAGATTTGACAAATCTTTCTGTTGGTAACATAATAGCTTTATCCCAATCTAAAGGACTAACATACTTAAAGCCAGATACAACATGACTATAAAGGTATCTTTTTACACATGGTTTAAATTGTTTAAACCTACTGGCTCCAGATAACATCTCATAGTTCAACTGTACTTTTGTATTTTCACCGATACTATCATTATTTATAGTGCTGTACAAACGATCCATAAGCACGGCTCTAGTTTCTGGTGGTATATAATGTAAGTTTATACCTAAGAAACCATCAGAATAAAAGTTAATAGGAAATACTAATGGGAATTTATCATAGTATGGCAATGTGTTTTTATGTTTTGGGTCATACATAAACATAAACATGCTACCCATAGATGGTGATCCGGATATACCCGTCTTCATCATGCTAGCTGGGTTAACAACTTTTATGTTCTGTGCTTGGTCTCTAAACCATTCTCTAGCATCTATTATATCTTTGTTAGATACTAGTCCTGTTTTATAACCTTTTTGTGCAAGCTTCTGAAAAATGTAAGCCATTAGTATTTTATATTCAACTCTTTTTCTGTTAAGATAAGGAACTGCCAATTACGATCTTTACAAAAATCTTGAGCAGCCTTCCACTTAGAGCTATTTATTCCCCATGTCATGACTTCGTTTATATAACGCTTTGTCTTCTTACTTTGTTTTTGTGGTTCAACTGTTTGTTTTAGAGGTTTAATCTCAACAACTAGTGTTTGTAATTTTCCATCTTTACTTTTTTTCTTTAGATAGAAATCGGGATAGTAACGGTGTATCTTTCCATCTATAGGTGACCGGTATGGTATAGAAAACTCTTCGCTTCCCCACTCCAATATCTCAGGATGAGAATCAACGTAAAGCATGAATTTAAGTTCCCACCCGGACCTATAAATAATATTAGTCGGGTCGCCTTTATATTTCTGAGGATTTTTTGGTTTGAAGTAGCCTTGATGTAACATAAAGATATTTATAGGGAAAAAGATGCCTTCAAATTTACAGACTAATCAATCTAATTCAACAGAATTAAGACCTACAGGTTTGGCAACACCTTTAACTTATAGACAAAGATTGTCACCTCAAGAAATTATAGCACAAAACGCTGTTGATGCGGTTGGTCTTCAGAAGTATCAATTCATATCAGATAATCCTAAGTTTTATATGTGTATAGGCGTTCAAAAATATGCTAGAATTAATGCTATGCAAATAGCAAAAGGAAATAGTTTAGCGCAGATTATATTGCCAATGCCAATGCAACTGGGTGATACACAACAGGTTGAGTATACTCCAACAGATTTAGGATTTACAGGAGCTGTTGCTGTGGGGGCCGGAGCGGCGGCATTTAATACTCTTACTGGTAGAGATACAAGTATGGGCGGCCAAGAACCGTACTCTTCTGCTCTTGGCATGGCAGCAGGCGGTGTTATTGGTGGTTTGTTATCTGCAGCTGGAGCAGGTTTCAATGCTGCAACCGGTGCTGATATTAGTTCAACTGCTTCAGCGATAACTGGTCTTTCTGTAAACAATTTTCAGGTTCTCTTATTGAGAGGACCAACTTATAAAAAACATGAATTTACTTGGAAACTTTCACCTAAAAACTTTAGAGAATCTAAAAACTTAAAGAACATGGTTGCTGATGTTAACAACTGGATGGCTCCTGGCATTGAACTCGCTGGAGCATTATTCACTTTTCCAGCGGTGTTTAATATAGAGTTTTCACATCCAGAATTTTTATACAGATTTAAACCTAGTGTGTGT